TCATGCTCTCAGTTCCTGAATTTCATTTTCATCTGAACCTTGTCGAATGCAGCTAAGAACATAACTATTTAACCAAAAGTTTTTACGACCATCTTTAGTTGGGGGCTTAATTCTTCCGTCCTTAATTCGTTCGTAGATCTCTCTTTCTGTAAGGTTCATGCGAAGGGCAAACTCAGCAGTTGAAACCCTGCGTTCTGTATTGGTTAAATCAATTGCAACTCCCATTTACTTCTTTGCCTCCATACTTTGTGATTTAGGATTTGCCCACCAAAGAATAGGGCCATCTTCTGAATCAAACACTGCAATTAAAAAGAGTCCTTGTTGAGGTGGTTCGGGATTCCAGTTGGGCCAAACTACTGCATCTTCTGGAATATTCGGAATATCGTCGTAATCTAATAACTGAGTTTCAATTGAAACTCTAAGATTCACCTGAAGTTGTGCCCACTGTTCTCTTGTATAGGCTTCTGCTCCTTCTTCAATGGTGTCAAACAATTCAATATCTGGATGAAACCAATTGAAAAGGTTTTCAGGTGGTTCTATTGGCTGGATCTGATATTTAAAACCCGTCTCACTAGATCCATAAAATAGTTTCGCCTCATCAAAGTTTCTAGTAATCAAAGGGGCAGATCCTTTCTTGTAGCAATTCACAATTTCATCAAATTTAAAAACACGTTCAGCTGTCTTTAAATCAAAGCATTGATACATTGCTTGGCTAAACCAGCTTTCTACATAAAATAGTTTTTTAATATGATCCTTACGGGTGCCGTGCCATTTCTGGACTTTGATCACATCATCGAAAATTTCTAAGAAAAAGTTATTGCCTTCTTTTTCATGCATCTTTCTATAACGTTCAACAGCTCGCTCTGCTATCTCTTTTGAGGCTGCTGGGGTTTGTCTAAAAGGGCTGTAACCTTCAGGTCGCATTGCAACAGCCCACAATGTTGATTTACTCATTGTTGTGCTCCAAACAGTAGGTGACAGCTTGTTCTAAGGTTTCAAATTCTTTTTCAACATCATTGTCGAGAAACGCCGTCCACTCTTCATTGCCGAAACATTTAGAGATAAGAACCTTTCCTATCCAAACGTCATCACCATCAAATTCCACACCACCTTCAGCTTTAATCATTCACGCCACCATCTCTGCATATTCTTCTTTAGTCCACTCAACAAACTCTTTATAAAGCTGCTGAGCGGGTTTATTTAAACGGTTGTTGTAGTCTATTGTTATGCGGCGCCAAGCTACTGGTACGGCATAATGTTTCGTTAAAAGCATTGCTTGGTTTAACCCTTGCCGGACTATTACAAAGCCCAGCAAGTGCAAGTAGTTCGTAAAACCAAGTAAGTGCTTGTTATTCACTTTCTTGAACTGATCTTTCATCTTAGAAACCGTCTCCTAATAAATAATCAGGGTCAGATTCTTGAGGTGCTGTAGATATAGGATTCTCTAATTCAGAGCGGCGTTTTCTCACATACCCCATTAACTTCGGTTGAATCTGTGGATCTCGTGCAGCCACATCAATTTCCAAAGCATCTAAAGTTGTAAGGTCCGGTGCAGTTTGGATCTGAACCATTAGAGAAGGCGGTTCACTCTCTACAGGCTTTTCATCTGCAAGCTCAGTCAAACGCTTGTGAGTAGCTTTTAGCAAAGGATCCATTTGTTTATCAGACCAAGTGCGGGTGTATCGATAAACAGCGTTTACTTCTGCTGGTGTTTTTGACTCTTTTACACGCTGTAGAAGCGTCTCAAGTGTCTTTTTATATTCCGTATCTTCGGTTTCTTCTTTAACAACAGGTTCAGTTATTGGTGTTTTTTCTGAATTATTTGTTGTTGATGTTTTCACATTTGAAGATTCAACTACACTTTCGGTAATTGCTTCATCTTCATCAGTTGGCTTATTCAGAAGTTTCAGCATATCTTCATCAAACTCACCACCACTGACTTTGATAATCGCGCAGCAATGAGCAAATGCATTATCAAAACTTGAGTGAACTTGACCATGCTGGAGCATGCGCAATTGTCCTTTAGAACCATTCCACTTAAACTGCTGCACACCTAATTCAACAGTTGGGCTTGGATAAGAGCAAGTAGAACCTTTTTCTGGCGCTTCTTTTAATGGCTCTGGCACTTCAAACTCACCAATAAAAATAGTTCTTGGCTTAATTTGAAATTCAAATTTATCAAATACATCAAAACCAAAATCATAAGGGTTAAAAAGTTCCCAGCCATTACGCTCTGTATTATTTACTAAGAGTAATTCACCATTGGCCCAAGCAAGTTTTGCTTCGATTTTATTAAGTATTTTCATGCTGTCATCCCCGTTTTAGCCAATGTTTCAATGTCTTGTTTAACTGCCATTAGTTTTGCTGCTTCAATTTGTGTCAGAGCATCAATGCCAAAATGTTCACATACTGTTTTTACATCGAGGCCGCGTTCAGCAATAAAGGTTTGAAGCTCATCGCGTTGTTCTGCTGAAATCTCAACAAAGTTATTTGCCGCCTGTGTCTGGTTTTGGCTCAATTGATTTTCATGCTCACGAGCAGTTTGTTCATTTTTGCGAATGATGTTTAAGAGCTGATTTTTTGTTTCTTCAAACTTTTGTTGTTGAAGATCCATCAAGCTATTTAACTTGCGCTTTAAGCAGTAATTCTCTATGTTGATCCCAGCGCGCTGCATAAGATCTTCAATTTCTAAAAATTGATTACCGTCAATAGTTGCATCGGCAGATCCAGAAAGAAGCCACTCGCGTAGACAAACGCCAGTACCTTCATTAATCATCATCGGTTCAGTGAAAATATGAGTTCGGTCTTTAGTGGCATTTGCAAAATGATCAGCATTTAAGTCAAGCACCGTAGTGAACTCATATTCGATACCATCGCGTTGTTCAGACTTCATCCCAACCTTTTCAACCTTCTTTTTGCCGTTAGTTTCGGTTTGGATCGTATCCATCTTGCTGCGTAGAGTTACGATGATGTGAATACTTGAATGAAGAATCGCATCAATAAATTTGCGATGACGTGGGGTGACTTCGCTCCAAGCGGCCCAGCTATTACCTTTAAATTTTCCTTTGGTTAGGGTGTCTACAATTTCCAAACACCCACCAGTACCAGACCACTCATGAGTAATACTGTCCAAAATTAAAATATCAAAACCAGCTTGCTCAGCTGCTTTGATTGCAGCTGTAAATTTTTCTGGTGTATAAGGCGGTGTTAGGTTTGCAGCGTAGAAGTCATAACGATCTGCATAAAGCGATGCGCTACTGTCTTCTGTATCAACAACGGCAATTCGACCACCAATTCCAGCAGCAAGTTTTAGAGCACTTTCTGTTTTCCCTGAGCCAGTAGGACCGGATAACGCAAGTCTTAATTTAGCTTGCTTGCGTTCAGCTTTTTGGAAAAATACATTCATTTTTATTATCCTTATCTAGAGCCAGTGAAGCCGCGCGAACGCTTATAGTTTTTACGGTCAGGTGAAGGGATGTGTGAGCCGCCTAGATCTTTAGCTAGTTGCTTAGATCGCTGAAATCGGATTTCTTGGGTGAGTACTTCCCAAACGTTCGGATATTCCTTTTGGAACTTTGCTACATCTAAAGGCGTCTTTGCTCCTTTAATGATTTTGTAGAGCACAGTGCCATTAGCGTTTGACACAAATACTTGCCAACCAATGCGAACAGAGTAAATGCCTGTGTTGTCACGACCTAAATAGGACTTATAACCGTCAGGATGCTTTTTGAAGTTAGTCATGATTAAGCCTCCTTACATTCACATGTGCCAACAAAGGCATAGGTAAGTGGACTAGGTGCATTAGATGGTGAAACATCCTTAATATTTAAAGGAATAATTTCTTTTCGATATTTAACTAAAACAACATCACCTTCTCGGCATTCAACAACCCCTTCTCTTGAAGAGAAACGAGCAGACTTAGACGTTTGGGATACTTTGCAAAATGAAACTTCATCACCTGCTTTGATTTCTGAACGATCAACAGGAATCATCTTCTTGCAAGTAGGGCAGTTATAATTTTTCATTAGGCTGCCTCCAACCATTTATTACGGTCGATGTAGCCAACCAATAAAATATTTATATTTTTATGGTCATCGTGATTGGTGAAGTCATTCCAAGGCTTGCCTCGTAGATCCGTTACTGACTCTATAGCCAAGTTAGTAATTTCAGCTGCTGTAAAGTCAGATCCGGCTACACCGTAGCTATCAGGAACGCCTTCATAATCAAAAGTGACATTTAACTTAAAGCCGTCAATGCGTATTACGCCTTCGCCTGAATGTTCACCAGTTTTTTTAGCAGCTAAAAGTTCATATTCAGAAGCAACTACTTGTTTGCTTTCATAAGAATAATTAGAAGGAACGCTAGAATTAGCGCTTTTATATTCACAAGATCCAAGGGCTACAAGAACAGCAATTGCTGTAACGCCTGTTACCTTATGCTTGTGTGGAATTACTTTTGCATTCATAATGATCTCGCAGTTTGCAAAGCACATCAGATTTAGCGGTCGGTGTGCTTTTTTGTTGTCTACGAGATAAATATAGTTTTATCTATTATTGGTGTCAATAGGTATAACTATAAAATGATAGGTGTAAATTTCCAAATTGATAGGTAAATCTATAAATAAAAAGCCCACCATATAGGTGGGCAAATGTATAAAAATGTTTCTATAGGTGAATTTATTAACCAGCTCGCCAAAATTGACGGCCCATTACCTTAAAGTTTTTACCATTTTCTTCGGTTACTTTTCTGTCTCTAAACTTTTCGTTAAGGCTATGAAGGATAAGAGACCCATCAGCTTCTTTAAATATTTGCTTCAACATTCCTTCACCCGCGAAGTAAACAGCATATATTTCACCATCAATAACTTCTGTTTGAGAAATATCAATACCGACCAGATCTCCATCTTTGATGTAATCCATCATGCTATCGCCTTTAGCTTTGATGATTCGCATGCAATCTTCAGTGACACGTTTTTCTTTAAAAAATGAAGGTGGGAAAGGGATTGCTCCATTGATTGCATCAAAATGAAATTCAATAGATTCACCTGGTCCACATGAAAAATTAGCTTCCACTACGTCTATCCAAATGTAATTGTCTCTTCCTTTGTGAGCCACTGTAGGTTTTACAAAATCATCTTCAGAAAAACCATCTTCAGTTTTTCCAGTTGTTAGCCAATACGCATCTACACCTAAGTAGTTTGCAATCAGTGGAAGGAAAGCAGACTTCAAGCTCTTACCGCTTTCTAAGGCTTGATATGTGGGTTGTTTAATACCAACTGCTTCAGCTACTTCATACTGACTTTTACCAGCTTTAGTACGAGCTTCTTTGAGTCGAGTTGCCAAATCAGACATAACAAAAACCTTAATTTGTTTGGAATTGAATTTTATAGGCTCAACTATAAAACTTCAAAAAGGTATACCTATTGACATGTGATAGTTATAACTATAAATTAGCTATCAATATAGGAGCCTGATAGTTATGAAAAGCAAACTTATCGCACTCTACGAAAAACTTGTTGACCACTTGGGCGGGCAAACAAAAACAGCTTTAGTTCTTCTAGTCTCTCAGCCATCTGTAAATGCATGGGTAAAAGGTAAAAACCTAATGTCCCCAATCGTAGCTAAGCGTGCAGAACGGGTAACGAATGGAATTTTTAAAGCCGCAGAACTTTGTCCCTCTCTTAAAGAGTTCGATGAGTAACCTGTGAACTAATTCTCACTATTCGACATCTGTGCGTATACGTGAAATTTAAATAAGGATTCACATATGAGTGAAATTAATTTGAGCCAAGAGGCTAAAACAGCAATTTATAAGATGATTCATCAATCTCAGGGAATCACTCCTCAATCGATTGCGAATGTATTAGGAGACTCGTACAAGAGCGTTCTTAATTATGCAAATCCAAATATGGAAACTCACTATCCAAGTATAAAAAAGCTTGAAGCGATGATTCAGTTTACCCGTAACCCTGCATTAGTTAAGGCGTGGGCGCACATGCTTGGATTTGTATTAGTTCCAGCAAATCAAGCCGATGAAAAAGCACATGAAGTAAGCATTGTTGAAACGTTGCTGCATATAAACATAAACAATGGCCAAGCTAATCAGCAGGTCCATAAGGTTTTAGAGGATGGGGTAGTAACACCAGCGGAATTAGCAGATACCGAAGAAATCTTAGAAGAAATGGAAAACCATATTCGTCAACTTCGTGAAGCACTGAAATCAGAAGCCGCAACTTATATTTCAAAGGTAAAGAAAGAAAAAGCCTGATCTGGTCCATCAGGCTAGTCAATTCAATTACTTGCTAGAGGAATCGAATATGCAAACTAATCTATCAAATCAACAGCAAATAATCCAGAGCTGGTTTGAACCGGCTCTCCACACACTTAAAGCATTAATCAAAAAGTGTGAAGAGAACCTAGAGCGCATCAAAGCTGATACTAAAAATGCAGCTGTAAAGCGAGATGACTTTAAAGAAACTTTAGTCCGTCAACATCGTATTACGTACAACCATGCTGAGGAAATTATCAAAAGCCTTGGTCGTGCTGGGCGTATTCGCTACTTAGGTAGTACTTACATTCAGATAAAAGAAGGCGGTGAAGCATGAATACATTTGTTGATGCTGCTCGTTCTTTTAGAACTCAATTCGACTTAAATTTTTCTGAAAAAATCATCGTAGATTTCTTTGCAGGCGGTGGTGGTGCAAGCACTGGTTTAGAGATGGGGTTAAACAGGCCTGTTTATGTTGCTGTAAACCATAATCCAAAAGCAATTTCTATGCATGAGGCTAATCATCCCCATGCAAAGCATTATGTTCAAGATGTATTTGCAGTAGATCCGATTGATATTTGTGATGATCATCAAGTCGGTTGGTTTCATGCAAGCCCAGACTGCACACATCATTCGCAAGCTGCTGGCGGACAACCACGTAAAAAAGAAATACGTGACCTTTCTTGGGTAGTTCTTAAGTTTGCAGGCAAAGTTAAACCTGATGTGATTAGCTTAGAAAATGTTAAGCAGATCTTAGGATGGGGACCTTTAATTGCAAAACGAGATAAAGCAACAGGTAGAGTGATTACGCTCGATAAAATTGAAGTTAATGGCAAAAAGGTAAATCGAATTGCTGAACCAGGTGAACAAGTTCCTCGGCACAATCAATTCTTAGTACCGAACCCAAAAAAGAAAGGGAGAACTTGGAAACACTTTGTCCGTAGTCTTGAACAACTTGGTTATGAAGTTGAGTGGCAAAAAAATATTATTGCTGCTGACTTCGGAGCGCCAACAAAACGTGAGCGGTTATTTCTCGTTGCTCGCTGTGATGGGCAACCAATAGTATGGCCAGAAAAATACTTCTCAAAAAAACCTAAGGGCAATTTAAAAAAATGGCGCCCTACAGCTGAATGTGTTGATTTTTCAGATTTAGGAAATTCAATTTTTAATAGGCCGCAAGGTCCTCTAGCTGATGCAACTCTAAAACGCATAGCTAAGGGTATTCAAAAATATGTTATTGAAACTAAAGAGCCATTTTTTGTTAATTCTGCCACACCTTTTATTGGCCGTGATTTCCGCACAAGTTTTGGTCATGACATACGTGAACCATTAGCAACAACTACAGCAGGTTATGGCGGACATAGTTCTTTAATAAGTCCAATCCTTGTTCCGTTTATTACAGAGTTTGCTAACGCATCTCAACAGCGAAATTGGTCAATTGATGAGCCTCTATCAACCATATGTGCACAAGTGAAAGGTGGGCATCATGGATTAGTTACTGCCAAGTTGAGCAAAGATAACTATAAGGGCGCTCTTCGTGTAGCTGCATTTTTAATTAACTACTACGGCAATGGAGACGCAAGGAGTATCACTGAGCCAATGGATACGATCACTACTAAAGATCGTTTAGCCCTAGTTACTGTTTGGATCAAAGGTGAACCTTGGGCAATTGTTGATATCTGTATACGCATGCTTAAACCACGTGAACTTTTTAGAGCGCAGGGGTTTCCAGATTCATACGTAATTGAATACGGGAGCGATGGAAAGCCTCTATCTAAAAAAGATCAAGTCTTTATGGTTGGTAACTCCGTTTCTCCATATCCAATGGCTGCTATCGCCAGAGCAAATAATCCATTTATTACGCAACAAATTAAGGGGGCCGCATGAATTATTACCAACACCATATTGGTGACTTTAACAATGCGACTCGCCACCTCAGTTTAATTGAGCGTGCGATTTACCGCGACTTATTAGACATGTATTACGACACGGAAAAGGCGATTGATGCATCAAGCATTGATCGTCTAGCACGTCGTTTGCAATGTACTACCGAAGAGCAAAAAGAAGCTCTCAAATATGTACTTGATGAGTTTTTCATTCTTGAAGAAGGTGTTTATCGCAATAATCGTTGTGAACGAGAAATTGCTGAATACCACGGGAAAAAGAAACAAGCGAGTGAGGCTGGTAAAGCGTCTGCTGCAAAACGTGCAGCGAAAAAGAAAGGTTTGTCCAACAGTGGTTCATCAAAAGATGATCAATCGTCTAACGAAAATTCAACGGTCGTTGAAAATCCGTTAAACGAAGAACAAACGGGCGTGCAACCAACCAATAACCATAAACCATTAACCATTAACCAAGAACCAATTATTGATAGTAGTGGTAATACGCGTGGAGAAAATTCGCAATTAACTCCAATTCAATTTGCTCAGTATCAGATCGATGACCACAAGCGTTACTCAATGCGTGAATTCATTTCTGAATACAGCGAGTTTCAATACGATTTCATTTCACTTGCTCAACAAAGATTTGTTTCGGTACCTGAAATCGACTTGAGAACTATGATTCAAAACTTCGGTGACTGGTACTTTGCAAACGAATCAAGTTCGTTGAATACACCAAGCATCTGGTTGGTTAAGTGGTTCTCTTGGGTTCAAAACAACGAGAAACAAGTGGCTGCTAACCGCAAGAAACAAGAGCAAATCAATTCAGCTGGTCAAAAACCACAAGAGTCGGGTTACTTCGCCAATCTTTTTGAGGAACAAAGCGAATCTCAAATTGTGGATGTAACCCCGGCAAAAAAGTTTCCAATGATTGAGGAGGTAGGTCATGCATGAGATTACCTTGAACGAAGTGCGTCAATTAATCGCATCTCTTCGCACTGTTTACGCTGCTCAGTTTAATAAACAATTTCCAACAAGTGGAGAGAATGCAATACCGCTGTCAGTAGTTGAACAGATCGCACTTAAAACATTTGTGGGCGTTCAACAAAATCAATTTAACAACGCTCTTGCTCGTTTATTAACAGCAGGTGGACGTTTTATGCCGTCATTTGCAGAGTTTCGCACCTGGTGTATCGGTGAAAGTTGGATGTCTCCAGAGGAAGCTTGGTCACGTGCATGTAAGTTTACGACTGACCGAACTGTAGTTATTACCCAAATTACAAAGTATGCATTAGACGAAGTGATGTATTTGATTGAAGCCGGCCAAATGCGAGCAGCTCAAGATAATTTCTTCGGAACCTACAACGTGATGGTGGCTAAAGCGCAGTTAAAGGGCCGTCAGCAAGAGTTTTACACACCGCCGTTACAACTAGAGCATAAAGAACCTGAACACACTCCAGTAAGCAATGACGAAGCGCAAAAGCATCTCAAATCTTTAATGGAGCGGTTAAAGATTAATGGCCGTAAACCAGCGCCAGTTCAAAAACTTAAAGCTAAGGAAAAAGAGCCAGAATTTAATCAAGAGCTAGGTCCAGATCCTTTTGATAATCCACACGAATATGCAGAGATGTGCCGCCGTGAAGGGATGCCAATTCCTCGAAATATTCAGCAGTTAATCGATGGGGTGAATGTATGAATAAATTCGAGATTTTAGCGTGGGGGTTACTCATTTCATTTTTTACAGCAGCAATTTGCGGTGCGGTGGTTTTGTGGTGGTTGGCGAGAAAAGAGGGGGAGGAAGTAAATAATGGGTAAAGTTTTAATTGGGGTTGATACAGGAGTACATACAGGCTTCGCTGTAGCCTTAGATCAAGGTAATGGTGGAGTGCTTCAAGATGTAAGCTCGCTCACTATTACCCAAGCTATGAGCAAAGTTTTAGAACTTGTAAGCGACCACGGTAAAGAAAATCTCATGTTGTTTATTGAAGATGCGCGTTTGCGTACTTGGTTTGGTAATGCCGATGCACGACAAGCCCGTAGTGGTGCAGGTGTGCGTGAGGGGATTGGATCGGTAAAACGTGATGCTCAGATTTGGGAAGATTGGTGTAAAGAGCAGGGACTGAAATATCAGATGATTCATCCAGCTGCAAACAAAACCAAAACTGATGCGAAATATTTTTTAAAACTAACAGGGTGGACGAAACGCACAAATGAGCATGCACGTGATGCGGCAATGCTTGTATTTGGGCGATTTGCAAAGTTTTGAATAGAGGGAAGTTAAAAGATGAATGCAAAAGTAAATAACAAAGTAATGGACTGGTCTAAACGCTCCGCTCATCAATGGCTAGAACAATATGGACTATGGGTGAGATCTACAAGTTTTAAAGTTTCTGCGAATCCTTTGGCTTCCCTAATTGACCAAAATGACACAACTAGAGTTCGTTCGAGTAAGGTATCTTTGCCTTGTAATATAGAAGATCATGAAGCGGTAGAAGTAAGTAAACTCTTAGCAAAAATGCATTCAGATAATAGAGAGTTTCTACAAGAAAGAGCTTGGTTTTTAATACTTTATTATGAAAACGATTGGTCGTATCTAACCATTGCTAATGTGCACAGATGTAGTAAAGCTAAAGTACGGGCTGAAATAGATAAAGGCTTAGCATATTTAGATGGAAAAATAGAGGTGTTGCAATCTTGACAGTGCAGCACACTTGGTTTAGATTTGTGATATGGTGTGACGAAGTTATAGGTGTTGCACCAAAATGTCTTTTTAGCCCATTTGATAGATGGGCTTTATTATTTTATGTGTTATTAATATAAAAATAGTTAATTCCATCAGAGATTAAAAAATGGGTACTTATAAAATCTTATATGCCTCCCAAAATTATGCTTTTTTTGCAGCGGCAGATTCTTCACATGAGTTTATAATTATTGAAGCATTAGGTTCCGATTTTGATATCAATCATATTGTTACTTACGACGGCATCACAGTTTTTAATAAAACATTGGGTGAAGAAACTTATGCAATTGTTCAAACAGAAACCAATGAAAAAGGGGCAATTGCTTTCTTGAGGTCAATAAAATGAAAATTGAATTATTTTTAGCGGATTATATCGAAGATCAATACCAGTTTGAAAAATTACCTTATCATGGCTCTATACCTAATGAGTTTCAATCAAATGGTTTTACCTATACTCCTAATGAAATCAGATACCATGACACAAGATTTTTTCTCTATTGCAATCATGAGTTAAATGATTATGAGCGAAAGAAATTAGATTCAGATTGGCGAACTTACTGCCCTGAATAAAATCAAATTGCCGAGTGTTTTACGGCGCAAATGGCCCCGCTAAATATCGATTATTGGCGGGGGTTTTTCTTTAATTAATTTGATGATTTAGTTCTCGATAGTAAATAATTTACTATTGAGAATCAAATACTTATACTTTACACTGGTTAAAATTTATGCTTTACTAATTGAGTAATTTATTGAGAGGTGAAGTATATGTTGTTTAATGGTTCAGAAGAGCTTGTTGTGATTTCCAATGATGGTACTCGAAGCGCTTTGAAGTCTTGTAGAATTGATAATGAAGAAACAATCTTCACAAGTGACTCTACAGATGGCATAAGAATTGGAGATCGATTAATCAAGACTCTACAAAATGGTTCAAATCGAGAATATTTGGTTAAATCTGTTAAGGATGGTGTAAATATGTTTGGACATAGAGAGATTAGAGTTCAGCAGATTTAAAACCTACAGTATTAATAACCCTACCTTATGGTAGGGTTTTTCTTTTTGGAGTAAGTATGACTGAATTTCAAAAAATCACGTATGAGATTAGACAGCTTCAAGTAGATCTAAATCATTTGGGAAGCTGTACAACGAAAGGATTAAGTACAGAACAGATCGCTCACCTAGATGAGCGATTTTTTTTGGCCATAGCAAAGCAAAACAAATTAATTGCACGGCTCAACAATAAGCCTGAGGGCTTCTTATAAGCAGCTATAGGTATGGATGATAAAGATTATTTTTGGCTTACAAGAAAAAAAGAACCTAAAACCAAACCCAAATCCAGACCACTTCCTAAAGCTACCCAAAAGTACTTAGAGGCAGAAGAAGAATTTACACAGGCCTTGGACGTTCTGGAAATTAAATACGAAAAGAAATTCCAATTTAAATCTACAAAGCATTGGCGTTTTGATTTTCATTTAATTGAACATCGAATTTTAGTGGAAATTGCTGGCGGCCCTTGGTCGGGTGGACGTAAGGGTAAGCTTAAAAACAAAGCTTGGAGTCTTGATCGTTACGATGTGGCTGAAGAGATGGGATACACAGTAGTACGCATAGAGACGGCTTCAAGATGCCGCATTGATGAATCTGGACCTTTGCAGCTACGGACTGAATACGCTAGTCAGTGGCTAAAAAATTTAAAGAGGCAAATATTTAATGGATCAGATCAGACCATTTCCTCCAACTGATTTTATTGACCAAGCAGATGAAGAGGAAGCAATTCGTATAATACCTGCGCCCGATTTACAAAACTGGGTAGTTGCTAATTTTCTAACGCTTGGTGGACCTCTACACAATCCAGATCACGACCATATCGCTGAAATGCTTCATGACAATGAAGGGTTCTTGGCTTTTGCTTGGGCTTCTACTGCTTACACACGAGCTAAACGCATGGTGTTAGGCCAATGCGAAAAAGTTATGTTTCAACAAGGCGGCTGGAAGAAAGCCCGACAAGAGCAGCAAATGCGTGATTGGTTCGGTTTCGTTCCAATTTACCTAATCACAATCGATGCAAGCTTTTGTGAAAAGGCAAACGATAGCGAGTTCTGTGCTTTGCTTGAACATGAGCTTTATCACATCGGTGTAGAACGAGACTCGGACGGTGAGATTATTTACAGTGATCATACTGGCTTACCAAAGCACTATTTAGCTGGTCACGATGTGGAAGAGTTTATTGGTGTTGTTAAGCGCTGGGGCGCAAATGAAAACGTTAAGCGCCTAATTGAAGTCGCTAAAACCCCGCCGTTTGTTTCTGATTTAGATATATCAAAATGCTGTGGAAACTGCGTTATCACATGATGAGCCTTAAGGCTCTTTTTTTTGGCTATTTAGGTTGACGTAGGTTGACAGGATTGAGGATATGGCGGCTCTAAAAAAAGAGGTAAAACTCTTTATAGTTCGCTCACTTGCCGTATTTAATACACCCACAGAAACTGCTGAGCTCGTCAACCAAGAATACGGGATAAAAGTTACTAAACAGCAGTGTGAGAAATACGACCCGACCAAACGGGCAGGCGAGAACCTGAGCGAAGAATTAAGAAAAGATTTTGAAAAGACTCGCGAAATGTTTTTGGGTAAGCCTGAGGCAATCCCTATTGCAAATTTAGCGGTGCGTATGCAGCGCTATGAAAACCAGTATCAAAAACATAGTAGAAACCGTGTTGCTGCTATGAATATTCTCAAACAGGCAGCTCAGGATATTGGCGGGCAATTCACTAATAAAACAGAGCTAACCGGCGCTGGTGGTGGGCCACTTCAAAGCGAGCATGTCACACAAGTTGTTGCAACGCCTGAACAGATACGGCAGGTGTTAGATGAACTCAAAGGTAAATACTAAGCTGCTTGAAATGCAGCTGGAGCGTGAACTCTGTGAGAAAGAACATTTATTCTTTACACGGCGTTTTTTCTTACCTCGCATGGGCTTTAAGTTTTCGGTCAATTGGCATCATGAATATATTGCCGACAAGATTGACGAGGTAATAGCTGGCAAGGTTAAAAACCTAGTTATTAACGTTCCACCCGGAAGTGGTAAAACTGAATTACTCACAAACCTTATTGCCCGTGGTATAGCGCGTAATGCACGTTCGCGCTTTCTGTATTTGTCTTTCTCGCAGTCACTTGTAGAGGATGTATCAGCAACAGCAAGGAATATTGTTAAGTCGGAAGACTTTCAGAATTTATGGCCTGTAAAGATCTCTACCAGTACGGATGCTAAGTCTAGTTGGAAAACCACAGTCGATGGATATGACGCAGGTCATGTTTATTCTGCTTCGATGGGTGGGCAGGTCACAGGTCGCCGTGCTGGTACATTAGCGGATGAAGGCTTTACCGGTGCAATTATTCTCGATGACCCATTAAAGCCTGAGGATGCATTTAGCCAGACAGCAAGACGTAAAGCTAACCGTAAGATATTAAACACGGTCAACTCGCGTAAAGCTAAATCTGACACGCCAATTATTCTGATCATGCAGCGTTTGCACGTTGAGGATCCGACCAACTTTGTGATGACTGGTAATGTACCTGGTGAATGGGAACAGATCAGTATTCCTGCGCTTATTGATGATGAGTACATTAGTAAGTTGCCTGAAAAAATACAAAACAAAATTCCACATGATGTTGAGCGTGATGCGAAAGGCCGTCAAAGCTATTGGCCATTAAAAGAATCATTGCAATCGCTATTGCAACTCGAACAAGGCGGACAGGATAAAGACGGCGCAACAGTTTCCCGTTATACGTTTGCAAGCCAATATCAGCAGGCTCCTAAAAAGCTGGGGGGTGATCTGGTTAAGGCTGAATGGTTCCCACGTTATCTAGACTTACCAGTTCTTAAGTGGCGGGCTGTATGGGCCGATACTGCTCAGAAGGTCAAAAAGCATAATGACTTCTCGGTGTTCTTATGTGCTGGTCTTGGCTATGACAATAACCTTTACATCATTGATGTGAAGCGTGGGAAATGGGAAGCACCTGAGCTTTTGAAGGAGGCTAAAGCCTTTATCAATAAGCATAAGGATAGCAACACCAAGATCGGCAAGCTTCGTTATATGGCCGTAGAAGATAAAGCAAGTGGTACTGGATTAATTCAATCTATTTCTAGGGAAACTACATTACCTATTAGGGCAATTCAGCGGGATGAAGACAAGTTGTCACGGACAATGGACGTCATTCTTTATGTTGAAGATCAGCGCGTTTGGTTACCTGCAAACGCACCATGGCTTTTGAACTACATTGAAGAAATTGAAGGGCTCACGGCCGATTGGACACATGACCATGACGACCAATGGGACCCAACCATTGATGCAATTAACGATTCATTAGCAAGCAAGCCAACTGTATTTGATTAGAGGAAATTATGGCTGAAGATAAAAAGTCCGATGCAATTGGCGATGCAGGGGCGTATACAAACTTTGTCTCAAATATTGGTACCGAACGTGACAAGGCATCACACGGTTCTTTCGTTAAGAAAGTTATTCCTGATGAGCAATTAGAAGCGGTTTATCAACACTGGTTAGCTAAGCGTATTGTCAACCGCCCAGCAAGTGACATGCTTCGAGCTGGTTGGTTCTATGAAGGGATTCAGGATAGCGATTTATTGAAGCTTAAAGAGGCGTGTAAGGCTTTTAACCTAGATGGGGTGCTCTTATCTAGTTTGGTCCTTTCTCGCTTATATGGTGTTTGCTATGTGCTTCTAGGGACTGTAGACGGCGGCAACCTAGATCAACCGTTTGATTTAAACAAGTTAGGCGTTGGTCGTTTAGAGTTTTTCACTGTGCTTAAGAAAAAGTACATTGAAGCTGATACCAGTAAATACTTATCGCCTAAGGAGGCAGGTGGACTTTTAAAGCAGCCTGAATTTTATAAGTTAAAGCTGGACGGGAAATCAACTCAAAGGATCCACCATACCCGCTTATATAAGTTTGGCCATGCCGATGTAGTTAATGAAGAGCCGGTAAGTGTTTTGCAGGAAGTTTATGAAGATCTGCTTGATCATGCCGCTGTTAAGAAAGCCTCAGCAAGTCTTGTGCATGAATCAAAAATTGACGTGATTAGAACACCCGGTCTCGTGGATAAGATTAAAGCTGACATGCAAGCAGTTGCTGAACGTTTTCTTAGTGTCGGATTGCTTAAAGGTTTAAATGGCATGATCGTGCTTGATGCAGAAGAGGAATATGACTCTAAGTCATATAGCTTTGGCGGTTTGCCAGATCTTATGCGTGAATTCTCTATCCAAGCTGCTGGTGCTGCCGATATGCCATATACGATTTTATTCGGGCAATCACCTGCAGGCATGAACGCAACTGGCGAGCATGACACACGTAACTATTATGACAGTATCGCAACTAAGCAAACATGGTCCTTAAAGCCATTCATGATGAAGCTTTTAAGGGTAATTGTTCAAACTACATTTGGACGTCAGATTCCAAGTTTAGATGTTGTGTTTAACCCGTTATGGCAATTAGACGCTAAGGTGCGTTCTGAGGTTGAGAAAGCTAACGCCGAACGGGATGCTAAATATTTAGAGATGGGCATCATTACAGAGCCACAAATAGCACGGCAGCTACTCATTGATGGTGTTTATTCAGTGATTGATGAAGAACATATCAAAGAGCTTGAAATAATGGTGAAGCGAAATGACGACGATAATTCAGATCCTGAAACCACACCTCCAGCAGGCGAAGAAACGTAAAAAAGGTCGTAAAGCTTCCAAGCCTAGAGCCGTGCACGTAAATCGCCGTGTTGAGCTTTATTACACACGGCAATTATTAGCTATTTCAAAGTACTGTCAGGAACAAACTAAGGATTTAGTTATTCCTACAGTTGGCCAGAATATCGGTGATGCATGGTTCTCGGACATGATGATGGCCTTTAGGGAAAAGCTCACAAAGTATGTTGTTGAGATTTCTCGACCTTTGGCCACGAAAGTTGTGACTGACACCCAAAAGGAAGTAGACAAGCAAATTGCAGAGCACACCAAAACAATTATTGGCGTGGATCTAACGCCGTTCTATAGAGCTGCTGATATTCAGGACGAGGTAGATCTAAACATCACGGCAAATGTCAGTTTGATTAAGTCTATTCCTCAGCAATACGCCGATAAGCTTGAAGTATTAATTACCAACGCTTTGCAGACTGGCCAAACAAATGAAGAGTTGGCCAAAGCTATTAAGCAACTAGGGTTATCTACTGATTATCGAGCACGTCTTATTGCTAGTGATCAGATGGGCAAGATTAACGGCCAAATTAACCAAGCTAGACAGCTTTCAATGGGTGTTGAGACATACACATGGCAAACGGCTAAAGATGAGCGTGTAAGGCCAGACCACCAACATAAGCAGGGCAAGACATTCAGATGGGATTCACCGCCAGATGGAGGACATCCCGGTCAGCCTATTCGGTGTCGTTGCACGGCATTACCTAACTATGAGGATATTTTGATTGAATAGAATCGATTATTTTCTGTATATCTTCTACTCTTCTGTCATATCCTTCGTTAGCACTATGAATTTTACCTTTAATGGGGATTAGATGTTCTAAATACATTTCTAAATCTTTATGACTAACTGAAGTATCTTTATTGGTTAGTTGTTCAATTAATCGATTTACCACATCTTTTGGACTTTTCAATTCATTCAAAGGATTTTTAATGTATTCAGCAAAGCTATATTCACTACCTGGCATTTTGTCATTAATTGTTAAATTAAATATATTTGCAAATTGAGTAAAAGTTTCTTCTAATTTTTTATGCTTATGCTCAATTGAATATATTAATTCTTTGCATTCATAAACAATTGTTAATACGGATAATTTTAAATTAAAAGCTGTTAATCTCAGATCTTCTGCTTGTTGATCATTAGCAATTTGTATTTGTTCTCTTGCATATTTTATTTGTTCTCTTGCATATGCGGCAGCTTTAATTGCCAACGCTATAGCAAAAATACCCAATAGGGTTTGCAATTGACCTGAATTACAGCCTATCCAGTCCCATAAATTAATAAGAGGATTCATCTATATAACCTATTTTATTTTCTACTTAGTTTAATTCTTACTCTTTTAAAGAACCACCTAAACAGGTGGTTTTTATTTCGATAAAATTTATGAAGCATATTTACCGCTTCATGGATGATGACTTTACTTTTAGGATATTTTGATTGATTAAATAATAGACTTTGTTAAATTAAAATATTATTTCTAAAAGGAATTGTAATGTATACCGTTGATCAGTTATGTCAAATTGCTTCTTATGGTGGAGGATTAGAATTAAATGCTAAATCTTATACCCATGACCAATTATCAACTATAGCGAGTTATGCCTCAAACAAAGGTGCTCGAATCACAATAGATCTTATAGATAGAAAGTTCACAAGTGATCAACTATGTACCATAGCTTCCTTTGGAAAAGGCTGTGTAAGCTTTAAAAATTTATAAACAAACTGTCAAAAAATAAAACCCACCTTATGGTGGGTTTTTTATTGAGCGCAATTTATGAAAAACATTTACCGCTTCAAAGTAGGTGATTTTGCTCCAAGTGAATCCACACGTTCATTTACCCGAGAAGGATATCTGAAATGTATCAATGTTCGCTTAGCTAAAGCACCTCAGGTACGCCAGTACTATGCGTATGAGTTCCCATCATTAGAAGGTTACTCACCTGATCAAATCATTAATGTCTATACGCCAGCGGATGAGCTTTTTAAGCCCGAGACAATAAAAAGTTTTAACGGTGTAGACGTCACTGACTATCACCCACCTAAGAATGAAATTAATGCATCTAACTGGAAGGATTATCACATTGGCTATTGTGAGAACGTCCGACAGGAAGGCGATTATTTGGTGGGTGATTTGCTCATTAAAGACAAGGTCAGCATTGATCTAATTCAAAGTAATGAACGATTAGAAATGTCTCTTGGCTATGGAGCTTTATTTGTAGTTGAACAAGGTACGGCACCAGATGGAACGCCTTACCAAGCCAAATTTATCAATTTTAATGGCGACCACATGGCGCTAGTTAAATATGGCCGTTGCGGTGGTGATTGCCGCATCGGTGACCAAAAGCAAACTCCACCTAAGGGGAATAAAACAATGGAAGTAAGTGTAAACGGTATTCGTTTTGATATTGGCGATAACAAGCCCTTGGCGGATGCATTAAAGCAGCAACAAGAGCAGTTGGAAAACTTGAAGGCTGCAAAACTTAAAGTTGGTGATAAGCAATTTTCTATCGGTGATGAACTAAACGCCGTTCAAGCGGTCGTAGATCAATTGCATACCGATAAAACCACGCTTGAGCAGAAAGTCGGTGATCTGGAAAAGAACCAGATGACGCCTGAAAAACTTGAACAAGCTGCTACCGAACGTGCTGCTGTGATTGCCGATGCTAAAGCATTGGTGCCAACAGTTAAAACCGAAGGCTGCACTTGTGAGCAAATCAAGCGCGATGTAATTGCGGCTAAAGCGGGTGATGCATTGGTAACCGCCTTATTAGGTAGCGTATCGGTAGGCGATGCTAAGCCGGACCAGATCGATACAACTTTCCGCGCTTTGTCTGCTGTAAAAGGTACACACCCATCTAATCCTGTAGGTGATGCACTTCACCAGCAACAGCAAATTAATGCTGGTGATGGTAAGCCTGCAGGTGGTGGGGAAGAAAAGACCTACAGCAAAGAAAACGCATACAAAACAATCTAAGGGGATGTAAATCATGGTTAAGCAATACGATGCCGCACCAGGTATGAAATTTCACCTCATTGGCCCAGAGGATATTTTATCCCTTCCTGTAGGTGGTGCCAGCTTGGTGAATGATGGTGATGTGGTTGTACGAAGTACTGACGGAAAAACAGTTTCAGCGGTAACTGGTGCAACTAATACCAAGTTTGGAATTATCGTACGTCACGGCGTAGGTAAATCAGGTAAAACGGCAGATGGGAAAGAAGCCTATAAGGCTACTGATGTAGCACCGGTTATGACGATCGGCTCGATTTATGTGAAGGTCACTGCACCAGTTACAGACATCAACGCAAAGGTTTATGTCAAAACAGCTAACGGGACCACAGCAGCGCCGTTAGGTTCTTTATCCCCAACAGCAACAGATGGTACAGAGTTGCCAAACGCATCTTGGGAAACAATTTCAAATGAACAGGGCTTAGCAGCTGTTCGATTACGTGGGGCATAATAATTATGAGTAAATTGGCAGCAATGAAGCTACGTTTAACACCAGTAGCTCAAATGGTTCAAGCAAATATTGGTGATGCATTTAACCTTGATGCTTTAGCCCAATTATTCGTTAAATTGGAAGAATTTAACGAAATGGATCCTCAGCTTCAGCAAGTGATGGATTACGCTAAATACATTCCTGTTAAACCTGTCAGTGCTGTATATGGTGGAGGAGAAATCCTAAGCCGTAAGAAGGGTGTGGGTTTGGGTAAAGATCATTCAGGAACTGGTAATGATATTCCTTTGGCCGAAGTTGAATATGATACTGTTCAATTGCCAGTGAAGGTCGGCACAATTGGTTATATGTATTCAGTGCTGGAGTTAGAAGCAGCTCAAAAATTAAATTTAGCACTTGAAGCAGATAAAGTAGAGGCAGCTCGTCTTGCTGCAGAAAAACACTTAAGCAACATTGCATGGTATGGCAATGCACTTACAGGGGTTAAGGGTTTCTTAAATCAGACTGGTGTAACAATTGTTACAGCCCAACATAACTGGGCTACTGCAACCATTGAAGAAGTTTTAAGTGACTTCAACGCAAGCTTGGCAGATGCTGAAAATCTTATCGATGGGGATGCATCTGTACAACCAGATACTTATTTAATGGCATCAAACCAGTACCTACACCTTTCTACCCGTGTAGTTGCTGATTCTGGCGGTAAGACATTCTTGAAATTCATTGAAGAAAATAACATCTTCGCATCACAAGGTAAGCCATTAACGATCCGTGGTTTAGGCCGTTCAAATGGTAAAGGTACGGCAGGGGCTGACCGTTCTATTATTTACCGCCGTGATCCGTCATGCATTCAAATGAAATGTAATGATGTGACTTTCTTAGCTGCTCAACCAGTTGGCGTAGATATTAAAGTGCCTGGTCACTACAAATATCAAGGCGTATGGTTGAAGCGTGTTGATTCTCTCCGTTACTTGGATCACGTGTAAGGATTAAAACAGTATGAAATATTCTTATATTTATAGCGGCTTACAGGCCGCTTTTGTTTTTTCTGGTATTGCTGTTTTGCCTACAGGCACACCAACTCTTGTGGATGAAGAAGCGCACAAGAAGCTCACTAAAAATAAGTTTGCTAAACATCTTATTGATATCGGTGAACTTGAAGTTCAGGAAATTGCGGATGATGAACCAAAAGCAGCAGGGAAAACTGGTGGTCGTGGTGGCAAAGGCGGCAAGCAAAACGATGCAGCAGGTGAGCAGCAAAAGCCAACTGATGAAGCTGCTTTGGCCACCGTGAAAGCTGAATTAGCAGCGCTTGAAGTAACGTTTAGTGATGATGAAACACTTGAGCAGCTACAAGCGAAGTTAGATCAGGCTAAGGAATAAGGTGGATATATGGACGTACAAACGTTTCGCCAGAAGTTCTCGACTGACTCGAGTTTAATGTCTTTGCAAGATGAGAGAATTCAGGATGCATTAGAAGAAGCAGATCTGGTTGTCTCTCAAATTGAGTTTGGGGCATTAAAGGAACGTGCTGTAGGTCTATATGCAGCACACATTCTTAAAGTAGGTACCGTAAGCGGCAATGGTGCTGCTTTTGGTACCGCATCGAGCATGACAATTGCGGGCCAAAGTGTGAGTTATTCACGATCATCGAAAGAAGCTTTCTATGATCTCAGCATGTATGGCCAGCGCTACCTTGCGTTAAAAAATTCCATTCCAATCGATGATGAAGGCACGAACCCTAACCGTTTAGGTGTTGGCGCTTTTGTTGTATAGGAGAATCCCATGCCTTTTAAATATCAGGCACCAGAAGGTTACAAGCCAACCAAAATCGTTATTGCTGGGCAAAACCTAGATATCAAAAACGGTGTTTTAGAATCTGAAGACGACATTATCCATATTTTAAAACCCTTGGGTTTTGAGCGTTATGTTGAATTGGTTGAACCAAAGAAATCTGCAGCATCTGCTAAAGAGTAATTAAGCTATGAGCGATTATCGTGTTGATACTCAGGTCAATTTTGATGAGATGAATAATCGCGTTAGGTTTGAAATAAGACGCACGATTAACGCTCTTACTTTGCGCTTACAGCGGATTGTTCAGGAAGACATGTTAAGTGGCCAACGACTTAAAGTTCAGTCAGGCCGCTTGCGTGGATCCGTTTCATCAAAGGTGGATGAGGATAAGGATTCCATAGAGGGAACCGTAGGCGCTGGTGGTGCTTTGGTCCCTTATGCACCTGCACATGAGTTTGGCCTAAATGGAGCTTTGGGTGTTAAAGCACACCTAAGGACAATTAAGCAGGCGTTTGGCCGGCCTATTTCGCCGGTTCAGGTCAATATTAAGGCCCATTCAAGGAATGTACGTATTAGGGAATTGCGGTTCATGCGTGATTCACTGGATATCGTGGCCAAGATTGTGCCGAAAAATATTGATGCAGCAATTGAGCGAGGTATAGCAGGTGGATAGCGAAGCAATCTATCAGGCGTTGTTTGAAAGGTTAAGTACAAGGGTAGAAGGATTGATTACGGTGAGTCGCCGTTTACGTCACTTTAGTAATGTATTGCCTCATGAACGACCTGCAATGTTTATTACACAAGGCAATCAGCAGGAAGTACCTGTACATGGTATGGATTCAAAAGTTGAACTTGCTGCTGAGGTCTATCTCTATATCCATGAGGCTGATAGAGCTAAACCTCCATCATCGCAGATGAATATATTCATCGATTGTGTACGAGAAGCTATTCAGCCAGATCATCCAGATTTTAATGAGTGTCAGACCTTAGGAGGTTTGGTTGAGCATTGCTGGATTGAAGGCACAATAGAAGTGTATGAAGCAGTAGAAAACATGCTGGATGATCAGGCGATTGCCATTATCCCTATTCGGATCCTTACAACCAATTAACAAAACATTCATTTTATGACCGCCTCGATGGCGGTTTTGTCATTTTAGAGAGGTCAAAATAAATGGCTCAGTATTTATTTGGTGCCGGCAAGATCTTTGCTACACCGATTCAAGATGTTTATGGGCAACCGATTAGTAATCCCACACCAGTTGAAGTAGGGGTGATGCAATCCGTTGGTGTAGATATTAGCTATGACTTAAAAGAGCTTTTTGGTCGTGGTCAATTCGCTGTAGATGCAGCACGCGGTAAAGGTACCATTAAATGTAAAGCTTCTTTCGGGCGTATTAACGGTACCTTGTTAAATTCCATCTTCTTCGGTGGAGTTGTTGCTGAAGGTGGAATTGAAACAGTTTCCCAAACCATTAATGGTGAAGTGATTCCGGCTGGTGGTACTGTTACACCGGTTGTTCCTAACAGCGGTACATATGTAAAGGATCTAGGCGTAACAGATGCTAAAGCAATCCCACTTAAACGTGTAGCGTCGGCGCCAGCAACCGGACAATACAGTGTAGATGCGGCAACCGGTGCTTATACATTTGCTGCTGCAGATGCAGGTAAAACGGTATTTATTAACTTCCGTTATTCAGCAATGGTGGCGGGTGCTAAGTCAATCACTGTCTCAAACCTAGATATGGGCTATACCCCAGAGTTTGCCGTTGACCTTCAACGTGACTACAAAGGTAAGTTCATGCACATGAATTTCTTCCGTTGTACCAGTAACAAACTTGGATTTAGTTCAAAACAGGACGATTACGATATTCCTGAGTTTGAATTCCAGCCCATGGCTGACGATCTTAACCGTGTTTTCAAAATCGACTTATCGGAGTAATACCAGATGCAATTTAAGCAAGTTGATAACCCGCGTGGTAATAGTAAAGAGATTGCTGGTCAGACTTGGATTTTTGCTCCGGCACCATTGGGTACGATTGAGCGTTTCCAAGAACAATTAAGCTCAAACAATGTTCCAGCATCTGTAATTGTGGACATGGCGCATGTTTGTTTAAAACGGAATTACCCGGATATTACCCGTGAATATGTTTCTGATGAGCTCTTAGATATGGGTAACATGGAAGAAGTTTTAGCCCTAGTAACTAAAACATCCGGCTTGGAATATACAGGTAAACCCACAGGTGAAAGCTCGGGGGAATAAACTGGGAGGAGCTCTACACGCATTTAGTGCTGACAATTGGCAAAGATTACGACTACGTACGTAATGAAATGGATTTACCCAGACTAAGAGCGCTAAGTGCGTATCAGCAAAGTAACCCTCCCGCACATATAGGAATACAACGTCTTTGTCGAATCTTGGAAGCTTTCGCAGGTATTGAAGAGACAGACCCAGCAATAACCGTTTCAGATGATGATGAAGACGATATGTTGCAATTTTTAGAAGGTTTCCCACAGGGTGGTTAAGGCTGCCCTATTTGCATTATGTGTAAGCGTTAGTTAAAGTTTGTTAATTAAAACTTTATAAGGATAAATCAATGGCTTTAACTAATTGTAAAGAGTGTGGGGCTCAGGTTAGTACACAAGCAAAAAACTGTCCAAGTTGTGGGGCTAAAGTAAAAAAACGCTCTATTTTAAAGTGGATATTTTTAGGTTTTGTTATTCTTTTTATTATTGGCATTATTGCTGGTGGAGGTGAGGGTACTTCTTCATCTAATAGCACTAGAGAATTGTCACCTAAAGAAGATGCTCTAAAAAACACTGTACTGGATTATGACTGGTCAAAAGGTGGGTTCGATAGTGTCATGCTTGTTGATTTTACAATCAAAAATAATAGTAAATATGACATTAAAGACATAACTGTAGAGTGTGAGCATTACTCAAATAGTAAGACAAAAATAGATAGCAATAGTCGTGTAATTTACGAAATTGTAAAAGCTGGACAAACAAAAAAAGTTAAAGAATTCAATATGGGATTCATTCACTCACAAGCCGCTTCTTCCAGCTGCGGTATAACGGACTTAGTTGTAATTCAATAAATAGTCATCAAATAAGACCCCGTTCACACGGGGTTTTTTATTTATTAAATTTACCTTGCATCGGCAAGGTTTTTTTATGCCTATGAGGTGTGTATGGCAAATAATAACCGTGTCGAGGTGCATGTTGGAGCAAAAACTTCCGAGTTAAAGGAAGGTATGCAAGATGCAGAAAAAATAGTTTCAGATTCCGCCAAGAAGATTGAAAGTACTGGGCACAACATCGATTTTAAGCTTGATCTTTCAAATCTACGGTCAGAGCTAAATGGCTTTGCCTCAAATCTTTCAGAAAAGTTCAAGACAGTAGGCAATGATATTAAGAGCTCGCTGACTAATGGGTTATCGTTAGTAAGAGGTGGCTTCTTTCTTGGTATTGGTCAAGAAATAGCAAGAAGTGCAGCTGAGGCAGTAGCAGCTATACCGGATCTTGTATCTTCGGTAGGTAAAGCTTCAAAAGAGTTAGAGATCCAAGCCAGATTAGCAAATGCCAATACCATAGAATTTCAAGAATGGGCATTTGCTGCCAAAAAGGTAAACGTGGAGCAGGATAAGCTATCGGACATCATGAAAGATGTTAACGATAAGTTTGGTGACTTCATGCAAACTGGCGGCGGTGAAATGGCTGATTTCTTTGAAAAGATCGCTCCAAAAGTTGGTGTAACTGCCCAACAATTTAAGGGCTTATCTGGTCCGCAAATCTTAGAAAAGTATTATCAGACTTTACAGAAGGCGAATGTTTCACAGGCTGAGATGACTTTCTATATGGAAGCCATCGCAAACGATGCAACACTATTAGCGCCATTACTTGATAATAACGGTCAGAAGTTAAAGGAATATGCAAAGCAAGCTCATGATTTAGGTGTAATCATGAGTGAAGATGCAATATCTGCAACCAAAGAGTTTAATACTGCTTTAGAAACAGTACAAACAACCTTACAAGGTGTACTTACACGAATTGCAGCTCAAGCAGCCCCAGCCCTTACAGAATTGGCAAATCAATTTCTTACCTTCGCTGTAGAATCTAAAGATGCCATCGATGATTCAATTAAGTCGATTATTGGCATCTTTGAAAGCCTCTATTCTATTTTAAGTGAGCAATTTACAACTATTGCAGCGATATGGAACGACTTAACAGGAAATATTGGTGATGATGCAAATACGCAGATAAGTTTTATGGATGCAATTTCTGTAGCTTTGCGTGCGTTAGGAGTAATCGTTACAGGCTTTCAGGTAGGTGTGCAATCTGCTTTTGCAATCATTCGCGCCGTTGTTGTTACGGTCTGCCAAGCATTAATCATTGCATTTAATGGCCTTATGGCTGGCTTTGATATGGTACGAAGTACTATTCAATATGGTCTGGATGTACTACAGGTTAAGTTTCAAACATTTGGTAGCGTTGTAAATAATATCCTCCATTTTAACTTCTCAGGCGCAAAAGCTGCATGGGAGGGTGGTTTATCTCAGCTTGGTAGTATTACTGATCGATACACTAATCAAATGAAGGGTCGCATGGCTGACCTGAAAAACTCTTGGAATGCGGGAGCCACTACAGCAGCCAATTCACTTGTCACAGCAGGAAAGCGAATTCTTGAGGTTACTACAGCGGGTAATCAGAAGATTACCAACTATGTGTTTAAGGATCCGACCAAACCAGTTGAACCGCCAAAACCACCAAAGCTTGGTTTAGGGACTGCACCACCTAATACAAAGTTAGGAATTGGTACTGGTGAAAAAGACGAGAAAGGCGGTTCTAAATCATCAGCTAAATCTAAGGCTGAGCAGGAAGCTAAAGAGCGTCAGCGCCAAGCTGAACAAGCAGCTAAAGCACTTGCCGATATTCGGTATAAATATGCATCCGAAGAAAAGAAAGTCGCTTTAGATCTGCAAAAGGCATTAGATGAGATTGAAAAATCCAAGATGACTGCAGATGAAAAAGCCGCTGCAAAAGTCAAAGCCGAAAAGGATGCTTCAGACAAGATCATTGCTATTCGTTTAAAAGAGTTTGAGGAATACAAAAAAGCTCGTGAAGAACAGATAGACAATTATCAACAGCAAGCACAGCGCCTTTATGAAATTGAATCGGCACGAATTCAAGCCGAGTTTGATGCCAAGAAAATTTCGAATGTACGAAAAGTCCAGTTGGAAAAACAACTAGAAGATCAGTTACGTGAAATTAAACGGCAAGGTCTTTTAGAGCGTTTGGCACTTGAGAATGAGCAAACCGGTATTACTGGCAAGCAAGGCAATCAAAACCAAATCACTAACAATATTTCTGATTTAGAGACAGATCAGAAAGTTGCTGACACTAAGTCTATGGGCTTAATCAGTGATGCGGAAATGAAGGACTTTGAGGCTAAGTTTGGTGGGTTTACATCTCGTCTTTCTAACCTTTGGGATCAGGGCATTCAGTCTCTTATGAATGGTACTCTGACTTGGAGTAATGCAACTAAAGCAGTTCTAGCTGACATGGGGCAATTTGCCTTGCAAACAGCTACTAAAGAGCTTCAAGGTTGGCTCAGAATCCAAGCAATTAAGTTAGCTAGAAAGCTTGGTTTCGTTGGTGCAGAAACGGCGGCCGAAGCTTCTGGCCAAGCTGCTCAAACAGGGGCAACTATTGCAGGTGAAGCAACACGTACCAGCGTAACGGCTGCAGGTGGTTTGGCCCGTTTAGGCTTAAAGGCTGCTGAAGCTATCAAAGGCATCATGATGTCTGCATGGGAGGCAATGGCGGGGGCTTTTAAAGCCATGGTTGCAATTCCGTATGTCGGTCCAATTCTCGCCGTTGGTGCTGGTGCAGCTGCATTTGGTTTAGTGGCAGGTCTTGCGGGCAAGATCAAATCTGCTCGAGGCGGTTACGACATTCCATCTGGTGTTAACCCAATTACACAGCTTCATGAAGATGAGATGGTTTTACCGTCTCAACATGCAAATACCATTCGTGAAATGGGTAACGCATTACGCAATGGGGCAAGTTTTGGAGCTGCTGCGGTTGCTGAAGGTGGGGGAGGTGGTACCACTGTTTTCAATATTAGTGCCATTGATGCCAAAGGAGTTAGAGACTTTATGAAGAAACATGGCCGTGATTTGGCTGGTGGACTTAAAGGCTATAACCGAAGTTTTGGGAAATAAGGAGACAACTTTGTCAGATATTTTATACCCCGAATTACCCGGTTTAGAGTGGGACTTGTCAAAGAGTCCCATTTTTAATACCAAAATTATGACATCCATAAATGGTCGAGAATTACGGGCAAGTTATCAGGCTGTACCCAAGTATGAAATTTCAATGTCCTATGCGTTCTTACGGGAAAACAAAGGAAGAAAAGAGTTTCAACAGTTAGAGGGTTTCTTTTTAGAGCGCCGTGGTGCTTTTGATTCGTTTCTTTTCAAAATGCCAGATGATTTTGAGTTTAACTGCACCTTTACAGGTGATGGTATAACGACATCTTTTCAGCTTTATAAAACCCTCTATACCAGTCAGATTCCATTAAATAATACTGAAGCCAAGATCATTGGAAATGTTGATCCGAACATGTGGAATAAGTTGGCCAGTAAAAATATGTGGAGCACAAACACTGAAAAACTTATGTGGAGTAAGGCAACAGCACAAATTACTCCAGATGGTAAGTATGAAGTTTCCGAACCGATTGAAGAAGGTATCGAAGTCACTGTTTCAGGAACATTCTATTATCGGTGCCGCTTTAAAGATGATGAGCAAGAGTTTGTCAATTTTATGGACAAGTTGTGGAAAGCCGGAAAGGTTGAATTGATTGGTTCACTAGGAAATAAGATATGAGACAAGCTTCCCCGAAACTTATTGCCTTATTAGATGCTAATCAATTCATAATGGCAGATCTATATACAATTACCACGATTCAGGGCATTGAGTATCGATTTACAAATTATGACTTTGATTTAACCGTGGGCGGTAAAGTATTTTCGTCACAAGGTCCAATTATAAGCCGTGAGGGTATTAGTCTTTCTTTGGGCATTGAAGTAGATAATTTATCTATCACGATTGGTACTAATGAGAGTACTAAATTTGGTGAAGTGCCAGTAACTCAGGCTTTTCATAATGGTGTTCTTGATGGTGCACGGTTTAAATTAGAACGTATTTTTATGGATGCTCAGACACCAACGGATACAAGTGCCGGCACATTGGTTTTATTTGAAGGTCGAATTGTAGAGCCAGAGTTTGACCGTTACGAAATTAAAGCCAGTGTGGTTTCGGATGTTGATGGATTAAAACTTCAGATGCCACGCAACCTTTATCAACCGGGTTGCTTAAACACCTTGTTTGATAGCGCTTGTGGTTTACGTAGTGCTGATTTTGCCGTCAATACCACTATTGCAGCAAATAGCACGCCTAACAGGATTCTTTGTGAGCTAAGCCAGCCACAAGGGTGGTTTACGCAAGGTGTTGTAGAGTTTTTAGAGGGGGTAAATATTGGAATTAAACGCACTGTACGCTTACATGAAACAGGTGCATTACTTCTAACTTTGCCGCTTTTAGAAATGCCAGCAATTGGTGAAGCAATTCGTGTCTATCCGGGATGTGATAAGCGTTTAGAAACTTGCTCCAATCGATTTAACAATCGTGCTCGGTTCCGTGGTTCACCATATGTTCCAGTTCCAGAAACTTCAGTTTAACTAAATTTAGAAAACCTCTATAACCCTGCTTTTTGCAGGGTTTTTCATTTGGGAAAAATGTATGACTGTTCCAGATAAAAACGCAATGATAGGGCCTAGTGTCACTGAGTCACAATTTAAAAAAGGTCTCGGAGATATTATTGATTATCTACATGAGATCGAAGCTCAAGGTACTGCAGTTGAGCAGATTAAAGAATCTGTAGCGAACGCTGTTACAAGTGCGCCGAATGAAGTTCAGCAGGTCGGATACTATACAGGAACTTCTAATACAACACTTATTAGTCAAGACGGCCCTAGTGCATACGCGATTCAAATGCCTAAAACTGGTTTTATTAAAAAAATCCGAACTCAGTTGGCGGGTGGATCCAGCCGAGTCCGTGTGCAACTTTATCGCCCTCTGGATAAAGGGGCGAAGTTAATTGAAACGCGTTATTACGATGTAGGTTATCCAGCAAGTGAAATAGATCTTTCAGATGAATCAATTCATGTAGAAAAAAATGATTTAGTTAGCCTTGCTTGGGTGAGTGGTATTTTTATTCGTGGAAAGACTGTAAGTTCGGGGGATCCGTTAGGAAATTTTATCGTTACCCAGACAATGACAGTTGGTCAACAAGTTACTATTTCAAGATCTAGAAATTCACTGGAGTTTCAAGTTGATTTATTGGTAGATAATCAACTTGTCACAACTCAAAATATTGACCCTTTAACCCGTTTAGCAGTTGGGTATGGAGTAACAGAGTCAATTGGTGAATTTAAGCAAGGTGCACTAAACACTCCTACAACATCAGGTAGTTTTAGTTTTGCCTATGGAAATGTTGATCCTTTGCCTAAGTTTGGAAAGCTTAAGCAGATTAAGTACACAACGCGAAGCATTAGTAGAAACGTTATGTTCCGCCTTTGCGTTCTAGTGCCAAATTTGGATGGTACATATAAGGTAGCTACTGTAAAACAAGTGGTTGCGCCGGCTGATTCATCAGGCGTTGTAACCGCAACTTCTGATCATTTTGGCGAAATTTTTGTACCTCAAAATGGTTATACGCTAATTGCTGGAACTGTAGAAATTGATGCACCATTAGCACAAGTAGGGATTGCTGGTGGCTTTTCTTATATCGCAGCTACAGATATTCAACTTAATTCAAATGTTCAGGTCAGCAAGAATACTAACAACCAACCAATTTCTGCAGAATTCACTTATGAAACATCTAGCCTAAATTTACAGGACAGAGTGTCTGCCTTAGAAAATAAAGGATTAACGGTTAGTCCTCCATTATTTTCTACTGTAATGGATTCTCAAAGTTTTAGTGGTACTAGCTTGCCTGCGGACTGGTCAGCAGAAGGGTGGACTGTTAATGAAGGACTCTTTACGCCTAATACAGGATCGTGGACTACCAAAGCACTTTCTACTGGTTCTTCTGCATTAGCTAAGCGCGAATATAGTGTCGATATTACAATCTTGGACGCTTCAACTATTACTGGTTTTTGTACCGATCAAATTGAGACAGAGGCGGGAGCTGGGGCAGTATTAATCGATTGTACTCAAAACAAGTTAATTCTTTATAAATACAATGGTAGCAGCGCTGGCACTTCTGTAGCTGAAGTTAGTATTGAGCCAATTGTTCTCAATTCAAAATACCAGCTAAGAATTGAAAAGAATGGATACTTTAATATTATATCGCTAATCAATAAAACGACTGGTGCTACCTTTAAGCTAGAGTATTCTGACACCACGACAGGTCGTTATGTACAAATGCATGGTAGAGCTGGCTTTTTGCACCTACAGGGCAGCGCTAAATTTAACAATTATCTATTTAAAGCTTTCTATCCTGTAGATCTGCATGTTTTGTTTATTGGCGATAGTAACAAGGAACGCGCCGCGAATGTCTTGCCGAACATGACGTGGGCATTTCAGCTGGTTGATATGCGACGAATGAATGGTGATGCTGCTATTGCTGCTCGGTCTGGTGACGAAACGCCTAATTTCCTTAAGCGTAAAGAATTTGACCTAATGCGATGGAAACCTAAATACGTTGTATGGGCATTGGGTACTAATGATACCGATATCAATGTTTGGCGTACAAATATGGCTCAAAACATTGCTGATACGTTAGCAATCGGCGCGATACCTATTCTTTGCACACAGGTACCACGTGGCTCTACTTCTAATTTACATTATCAAATGGATGAAGAAATCCGCAGCGGTGCTTTCGGAAACTACAAGTATATTGATTTAGCTAAAGCTGTTTCATTAAACAATGACGGCTTTACTTGGAATCCGGCATATAACAGTGGTGATAACTTACACGTAAACCCAGCAGGTCAATCTCGATGGGTGCAACAAGCCTTAATAGATGCGCCTGAACTCGTTCGCTAAGCTTGTTTTTTTGGAGAGTACTAGTGAGCACAGGACAAGAAGCTGTAAAAGAAGCGCTTACATGGCTTGGTACACCTTATCATCACCAAGGCCGAGTGAAGGGTGTCGGAGTTGATTGCGGAACTTTAATCTGTGAAGTCTATGAAAAAGTAGGACTCATGGACCATTTGGACCCGCGGCCATATCCACCTGACTGGCATATGCACCAGATGGGGCAACGTTATTTAGAACTCATCCTCGGTGTATGTGATCCAATTGAAGGACCTCCACAACCGGGTGATATTGTTTTATATCACTTCGGCAAGTGTATCAGTCATGGTGCGATTGTCATTGAATGGCCACAGGTGATTCATAGTTATATCCATCAGGGAGTCATTATCCAAGATGGAACAAAAGGAAGTTTAGCCCGGCGTATTGCCGGGGTTTTTCGTATGAAGAGGCTAAAAGAATGAGTGGTGTTTTTGGTAGTACAACAATTAGTACGTCAGATACACGTATTAATTCAATGCGTATCCAGCAATCGGCTTATGGGCTTTGTCAGCCTTTGGTTTACGGGAAAACTCGTGTTGCCGCTAATATGTTCTGGTACGGAGATTTTATTGCTACGCCACATACCACGGTTCAAAAATCTGGTGGTAAAGGAGGAGGTACTAAAACCAGTAATACGACTTTTAGTTATAGTGCTTCCCTCATGCTTGGGTTATGTGAGAACCAGATTAAAAAGATAGGGCTAATCTGGGTAGACAAAGAGCAGTATGTGCCAAAGCAGGAAGGATCTATTACTTTAGATCCAATCGATCAGTTAAAGTTTGAACTGTTTGATGGGAATAATAATCCGCCGTGGGGATGGCTAGTCTCAAAACATCCAGATCAAGCGATTAACTATCCTTATCTTGGGTATGTGGCCGCTGCCAATTACGAGATGGGTAATAGCGCCAGTCTTTCAAACCATAACTTTGAAGTGATCAGTACCATTACTTTGTCGGATACCATTGATGATGCTAATCCCGCTGATGTGATTGAAGACTTTATTACTCACCCACGGTATGGTGCTGCGCCTAATTTAAATATGGCGGATTTAGAAGAATTTCGGACCTATTGTCGTGCGGCCAATCTCTTAATTAGTCCAGCCTTTACTGAACAACGCCCAGCTTATGAAACAATTAATGAGATAGTCGAAGCAGTAAATTGTGCTGTGGTACCAAGTCCTGATGGTTTAAAGATCCGTTCATTTGGTGACTCTGCAATTACTGGAAATGGCGTGACATTTACTCCGGATCTCACACCGGTTTATCACTTAACTGATGATGACTTTATAGGTGATGAGGAGCCGGTGCGAGTTCGCCGTAGTCGCGATACTGATGCATATAATCATGTTCAGCTTGAGTATGTTAATCGATATAACCAGTACAACACCGAAACAACGGAAGCAAAAGATCAGGCAAATATTGAGATGTTTGGTTTACGAACTGAGGATCCAGTAGAAAACCATTTCTTTTGTGAGCCTAAAATTGCCCGTCATGCTGCTCAACTTCGATTACAGCGTTTATTGTATGTACGTAATGAGTACGAGTTTGATTTAGGTTGGAAGTACTGCCGTTTAGAGCCAATGGATATAGTCACGCTTACTGATACAGCTTTAGGCCTAGTTAAATTTCCTGTCCGGATTACACGAGTTGAAGAGGATGAGGAAGGGCGTTTGACTATTACGGCTGAAGAACTGGCCATAGGTTCAAGATCTGCTATTGAATATGACTTACAAGCATCAAATGGCTATCAAGGTGGTAATGAAGCACCAGGTAATATAAACGCTCCAGCTATATTTGAACCACCTTTAGAACTTACAGATGGTAAGAGTCAAGTTTGGGTGGCAGTTTCAGGTGGTGTTAATTGGGGCGGCTGTAACGTATGGGCAAGCCTTGATAATACGACTTATGAAATGATTGGCACCATTTATGGTTCTGCACGTTATGGCCAGCTTGTCACGGCGATTGATGCTGATGATACGGCATTGCAGGTAGAGCTAAATACAGCAAGTCAGATCTTCAGCGGAACATTAGAAGATGCTCAGGCAGATCAAACTCTCTGTAAAGTGGGCGATGAGTATTTTAATTATCAAATGGCCACATTAAATGGTTCAGGCTTATATACCTTAAGTGACGTTTTACGTGGACGTTTTGATGATGCACAAAGCCATAATGCCGGTGAGCAGTTTGTGCGATTAGATAAAGCAATTTTTGAATATAGCTTTAATGAAAATCTGATCGGCAAACAGATCTACTTAAAATTCACCAGCTTTAATGGTCTTGAGCGTAAAGAACAAACTTTAGACGAGGTCACGGCGTATAGCTATACGTTAAGCGGTGGAAGGCCAGCAGGCGTTAAAGGACTTTCACTGCAGTCTCCATTTGTTGGTACAACATTTAAAGTTCAGTGGCAGAGCGCAACTGGTGCAGATGGGTATCGTGTTCAAGTCTGGTCGAATGGGGTAATGATTCGTCAAGTTGATACAACGAATACGGATTATAGCTATTCAATAGAAGAGGCTAAACAGGATGGCTTAGGTCGTGCTTATACAATTCGTGTAGCTAGTAAAAATGGTGGGCAGATCAGCACCTTTGCTGAATTGAGTATTAGTAATCCGGTACCGCCGTTATTAACTAATATTTATACATCTGCTACATCTAACTCTATCACTGTAAGCTGGATTCCTAGCGAAGTTCCGGATCTGAAAGATTATGCAGTATGGCTAAGTACTACGCCTAATTTTGATCCAGTACAAACGCCGCCAACATGGAAGGGTACGGATGTAACGACTACGATCGGAGGATTGCAAGCGACAACACCATATTATATTCGTGTTGCTGCCCGTGATGTGTGGAAAGATACGGTGTGGAACTATTCAAACCAGATTACTCAAAGTACTTCTGAGGCATAAAAAAAGCACCCCTTTGGGGTGCTTTTTGTTAAATACATGCTTTTAGTCTTTCTTGAATATCAGTCTTTTGCTTGGTTAGATCAAATTCGGCATTATTTGTGAATGATGTCGTAACTTTTAGTGTATTGGCATCATAGATAAGATTAAGAATCTTTTTGCTATTTTCTTCTGAAAATACACTTAGATCATCCGCAACTTTAGCATAAAGGTTCAATTCATCTTTATCACTTGTGAACCTGAACTCTTTTTCTAATACAACAGGACTAGTTATTGTTGCTTTTGCTTCTCGTTTATTTAAGTCACAAGACAGAATAAGCGACATCCCAGACATATCAGGTTTCGGTACTAACCTGATGGATTGAATATCTTCATTTTTAGTTTGTGAAGCGCAGGCAGATAAAATTAATGCTAAAGCAAAACAGGAAAAGATTTTCAATTTCATAATCGTTTAAAGTAGTAAGTTTTGTTATATTTTAGTGCTAAAGGTGTAAATATCAACCGTTAATTATATTTTATTTAAGTCTTAATTATATAGCCTTGCGGCTAATAATCACAAGCTCTAACTTTTTAAAAGTTAGGGCTTTTTTTATAGTTTTTTATTTTGGAGAGACAAAATGTCTGAAACTCAGTCTGCATTCGGGGTTGGTGCAGCAACAATTACGCAGAAAGTAACAGCAACTACTGGGGTGGGGTCGTTTATCGGATTTATAGCCAAAATCGATGTTATGGCATGGGGTGGTTTGGTAATTGCTGCACTTGGTTTGGCTGTACAGCTTTATTTCGCTTGGGCGCGTAATCGCCGTGAGAAGGTTGAGCATAAGTTGCGCAAGGCAGAATACGAGCTACGTATTAAAAAGTTAAAAGGTGACTGTAATGTCAAACAAGACTAAATTATTCGTAATTGGTTCAACAATAACCGCCGCTTTGGGCGGTTTTTTTATTTATGGGCCTAGTGATCAGCAGGTACAAGCTACAGCTTTAAAAGAGGGGTATACGCCTAAGCCGATCATTCCCGTTAAAGGGGACCGGCCAACGATTGGGAATGGCACAACCTTTTACCCGGATGGCCGCGCCGTAAAAATGACGGATCCAGCAATCACACGTAAACAGGCTTTTGAGTATCTCAAATTCACGATGAATAAAGATGCAAAAGCATTTAATAAAACGTTGCTGAATATCCCTATCTCTCAAACTGAATACGACCTATACCTTGACTTCACCTATCAATATGGGATTGGTGCATGGTCTGGATCATCAATGCTGAAAAATCTAAAAGTTGGTAAATATAGAGCAGCTTGTGACTCATTGCTGAAATGGAAATATGTTGCAAAGAGAGATTGTTCAGTTCGCTCTAATGGCTGCTACGGAGTTTGGACTAGACAGCTTGAAAGACATGCTAAATGTATAGGAGCACAGTGATGTGGCTTATTATTGCTGCGAAATATTGGCGAGAAATCATTATTGGGTTTCTCGCTTTTTTATTGGCCATATCTTTGGCCGTACTCAATTACAAAGCTAGTCAGCTAAAAGAAGCTGAACAAAAGTGTCAGTCTCAGATCCAAGAGATTGAGCGCAAGAATTTAAAAGCACTTGCCGAAAAGCAAAATCAGTTCAATAAAGTGAGCGCAGACTATGAACAAGTCAAAGCAGAGCAAAACACCAAAGTCGAATATATTGAGCGTGAAGTGCAAAAGATCGTGGAGCGTCCTGTTTATAAGTCTAGCTGTATTGATGATGACGGGGTGTACCAAATCAACGATCTTATCAAAGCCGGTAATACCAGCTAATCTTATTCAACAATGCTCAAATCTAAATGAATTGGCTGGAACAACTGGCAAAGATTTAATGATCTGGTCAGTTGATACGGTTGCAAAATATAACGACTGCAAAGCAAGGCATGGCGCGCTTGTGAAGGCTCTTGAGTAAGAGCCTTTGCTTAGGACTGCAGTTGTGTAAAAGCCCTCTAAGGAGGGCTCAATTTTTATTGATTTTTCAAAATAGGTTGGAATTTAGAATATTATATTTTCTGAACGTGCACTAGAAATATATTCTAAATTAAAATCACCATGATTATATTGATTTAGCGTAACTCCATACTTTCTAGAAAGTGAAAACACGGAAAGTATAGAAGTAGCAATAGTTGCAAGCGGTATACCGTTTGATTTTAAATCTTGTATAAGGGCAGGGGTATTCATAGCAAGTGCTAGAATAGCATCACCAGTTAAGTCGATATTAACTTCAAAATCGCTTTTTTTTATAATTTTAAAACGCTCAAATACTGTTCTATCTAACTCCAAAATTGCATTTTCAAATCTTTTTAATTCAGTTTTTTGGATTACATCTAATTCTTCATGATTAAGTTTTTTTAATAGCCTATCCATAGTTAAGTGTAAACCTTCAAGTTCAGAAGCCCTTCTATTTTTAAACTCTAATAAATCGTCTAAAGAAAATTTCCCGTCAGACGACGGTATTGGCAAGGCATTAGTAATTCTAAGCCGTATAGTATCCTTTTTTGTAGAATGCTCTGGAAGATAAATAGGGTCACCAGACATATGGTGGATAATCCAATCAAAATCGTCATCTTTTAATTTTTTTTTAGCCACTTCACCAAATGTCCAGTGAATATGCCTAGCAGCGTCTACTTGTCCTATAGCTGGTAAACTTGGTCTTTCTAAGATACCCAATGACTCTAACTCATTCTCTAAAGGTAATTCCATATGAATTATTGAGCTTGTTGGAATAGCAATTTTATCCCAATACATTACATAATAAAAAATATCCTCAGGTATATATGTTCGCTCTAAAAACAGACTATTTCCATTAATAGCCATAATTCCACTAGGAGCCACAATGCCTCGATAAACTTTTTTTCTTTTAAATTGAATTATATTTGTCATTGAGATCAAGGTATTAGATATTTACAATGATTTTACTTTTTAAAGTTTAATAGTCAACAGTTCATCCCACCGAAATGGATTCCTACTCAATTTATCCCGCGACATTGACCAATTACGATTCGGTATAAAGCAGGGACCTACACCAACCTTTTTCTTTCCAAATTTGCTGTGAATACCATCTATAGCCTGCATTAAACATTCCTTTTTCTCTATTTGTTTAAAGTCAGTAAGCAAGTCATAAGTATGGCCAGACTTCGGCTCTAAACATGTCAATACTACGCCGCACTTCTTATATTTAATTCCTTCTTTGTAGATATCGTTTAACATCCTTGTCGCTGCTTTGACAAAATCTACTGCACAGTCAGTCGGTTCTGAAAAAGAGCCTGTAATAGATTTATTGTAAAAGGGCACATTTGGATCGAAAGGATTTGACTGTACAAAAGCAATCATGCATCCGCATAGTAGCCCTTCATCACGCAATCTTTTACATGCATCTTGAGCATACATAGAGATAGCTTCTTTAAGATCTGTCAATTCAGTTACGCGACCACCGAAAGACCGGCTTGCAACTATTTGCTTTTTAGATGGGGGAGTATGCTCGATCTCAATGCATGATATGCCTTGTAATTCGTAGATCGTGCGAGCCATAACAATAGAAAAGCGTTTTTGCATTTCACGTGGTTCAGCACAAGCTAGATCAAGCACTGTATTAATTCCCATGCTTTGCAACTTTTTTGCATGTTTACGGCCGACCCCCCAGACCTCACTCACATCTATTTGAGCAAAGTAGTATTCTTTGTTGCAAGGATCCATATTCACTAAATCACAAACGCTGTTAAAGCCGGGATTTTTCTTTGCAATATGATTTGCAATCTTTGCTTCTGTTTTACTTCTGCCGATTCCGACACAGACAGGTAAGCCTAACCACTTCCATATTTGTTGGCGCATTTGCTGGCCAACTTTTTCTAAATCAAAGTTCTTCTCATAAGCAGTGAAATCAACAAAGCATTCATCAATAGAATAAGGCTCAACCTCCTCATCTGTTACGTATGAAGCAAGGATCTTATGAAAGCGCCGTGACATTTCGGCATACATTACATAGTTGCTTGATAGCACTACTACGTTATGTTTTTGGACTATGTCTTTAATTTGGAATAACGGCACACCCATTTTTATATTTAGGGCTTTGGATTCGTTGCTGCGCGCCACGGCGCACCCGTCATTATTTGATAATACGATGACGGGTTTGTTATTTAAACTTGGGTCAAAGACTCTCTCACATGAAACGTACATGTTATTGACGTCAATTAAGAAAAAGACTTTGTTCTCATGTTTCATGAGTTTCTAATCATTTTAATGATGCAGGTGACAACGCCCCAGATAATTAATTCTTGGCCATCCATTAAATAAATATTTTTATAATCAGGATTTTCAGCTTTGAGCCATTGGCCTTTTTCATCAATCATTAGGCGCTTAACTGTAAAATCATTATCGATTAGTGCCACGACAATATCGCCGTGTTTTGCATCGAGACTGCGATCGACAATTAGTTCGTCATCTATATCTATGCCTGCATTGAGCATGGATAGCGAAGCAACTTTTACAATAAACGTTGCAGTTTCATTTTTTATTAAGTGCTCGTTCATATCGAGCGCTTTGTCTATATAGTCCTGTGCAGGAGAGGGGAAGCCAGCGGAAATTTTTTCAAGAGCGTAAGGGACAAGCAGGTGAGATGAAGGGATAACTTGCTTGATAGATAAGGCCTCACATAAAACTATACCTTGTGTGAGGTATGGTTTTATGTGGATGATGGATGGTGCAATTTCGCTCATAGAATATCCCTTGACTTGAATTTGTAACATATTCAAGATGATATGCTAGAGCACAGTTGAATTTCAAATTTAAAAAGTTGTGGATAAATAATGACTAGTCAGAACTTGTCGCTCATTATTGTGCATTTGGTCGGAAATTCTACAAATTAAATTACTTTGTAAGCTTGGAAAAATAGGGTGAAAAAAGTAATAAGAAAATTATAACAAAATGAGTGACTTCAAGAATTACTTGCAACTAAGTTGTTGATTCTAGACTTATCCACAAAGTTATCTATACGTATTTTTGATAGTTTTGCTATGGTATATACCGATATATCAAAAAGATAAAAAAATACTAAAAAGTCAAGATTGCTCAACTGGAAAAAATCCCATATCTTAACCACATAGAGGCACAATGCTTCTAGATTCCAAGCCATCAAACTCGATAATTTATTATTGATTAATTTTGGAAGGAATTGGGGCTACCCACAGTCGAATAGTTCTTGCCGGATCTCATCAACTGCGGGTAGTGAAACTTAGCTGCATTGCTTTACAACACAGTTCGCTGAAGTTCGTAACGCTGATAACGTTACTGACTTTAACGACGGAGAATGCGATATGAAATTTAACTCTAGTCTGCGACGCGCTGAAACGACGCTGACTGCGACGATAAACTTCGTTACGCAGTAACGTTATTAAAGCGCAAAACATGGCATAAGGCAATGCTGAATTATCGGAGCTTAAAGTGAATATTTTTATATTCTTTTGCTTGCGGGTACTTAGTATTTTTGCTGACTTACTCCAAGTAGCTGATTTCATTATTCGTTAATGATTCGCTGCTTATGATAGAAGTTTTAAAAGCCGCTGGTCTAGACTGGCGGTTTTTTATTGCGTTTCGGAAAATAATTTGACGTAAACTCTGCGACTGGTATCTCAAAGAAAAATTGATCAGCATCTTCTTTTTTACAGTTCAACCAATCTTCTCGATACTCTTCTGGAATGACGATAATCGATCTCTTTTCATCTTCTGGTTTATGGAACTGACTCATGAAAGGGTGATTATCTGCATTGATAGTCAACATTGACATAGATCTAACTTGTTGCCCATCAATCACAGTCGAATCATAAATAGCAGCTACTGTAAAAGGTAAGCCATCCTCTCGATAAATTCCCCATCTTTCCGCTTTACCATTCACATATCTCGGTTCATAGATCTTTTCTACAGGTATTAAAGCAAACTGGCTTTTAGCCCACGCATGTCGGAAGCTCGGCTTTTTATCTACCGTCTCAGTTCTAGCGTTATAGGTATACTTTGAGAATTTAAGGTCATGGTTCCATGGTGGAATCATGCCAAACTTAACTTGGCGCCATTCAATGTGGCCATCTTTAGAAAAAATAAGAGGGCAGTCGTAACCAGGATAAATATCGGTTTTATAGTCGAACGTAGGATCGAAGAGATCTAGTAGGTGTACCCGGTCTTTTGATATAGGTTCATAGTTTGCGCACATTATTATTCCCCATTTCTATCTTCTAGTAATTACTATGCAAGAGAAAATAATTAATATCTTTAGAATTTTTGTATGATATAAACATTTTGAAATTGTCATTTATGGGGTAAAAGCAATGGGTATAGCAGAAATAATTCAGATTGTTGATCACTACTTTAGACCTTTAATCATAGTTTTATCAACTGCAATCACAATTATTTTATCTTCGAAAAAAATAGGGAACTCTGTGGCTGCATATTATAGTAGTTCTTGGAATTCTTTATCTGCAGAGAGAATTGATGATATTGTATTAATAAACTATAAAGATAAACCTGTTCCTATTTTTGGTATATATGCTGTATTTGATAAACAATACATACTTGAGGTTGAAAAGTGTGATCCACCATTAATTATTGAACCTTATGGCTCAGTAAGTATAAAAACAAAACCACATAGTAAATTATATGTAAATGAGGATGAGTATGAACCTGACTATATGAAAGCTACATTATTGTTGGATTCAGTTGGAAAAATGATTAAATGCAAATCATATAAAAAGAATTTAATTGGAAGCCCAGATTTTAAACAAATAGGAAAGTTTACAAATAGCTTTAATGGGGTGGTACACGCTGGCAGACATCCTTATGTATTGTCATATATTACAAATGGTGAGCTAAAAACCACATTCATAAATAAATCAGGATTTTTAGAGCACGAGTGGAATTTTCCTTTTAATGGTATTAACTTGCAAGGGCAAGAGTTGAATGAAAGTCTTATAAATAATTTTTTAATTGAACAAGGGTATTCTGAAGTAATGACAAATTATTCTATTTCAAAACTTATAAATGGAAAATATATTCAAGTTTTAAGTAAGCCAGTATAATATAAATTTAAAGCTATTAATTTTCTCAGTTAATAGCTTTAAACTCTATATCATCCTTTTTAGCTTCTAATTATGCTCATAACTATATAATTATTTTGCAAACCCAACGACCATCCTATCTCTTTGTAAAATGGCTCACCATATTTTATTGTGTACTCAATATAAAAGTAGACCCAATCTTTCATTTGCTAATTCTCAATTATTTAGTAAGTGATTTTACATTTAAGGGCTTCTTAACTGGCCCAACTATCTACATGATCTGCCCACCATTGCATCATGTTTCTACGATCGTTTAGCCATTGGGCATGGTTATATGAAGCACGTGTTTTGTTATCTGATACGTGTGCAAGTTGTAACTCTACCCAATCTTGATTAAATCCATTTTCATTAGCAATGGTTGAGGCGGTAGCTCTTAAGCTATGCATAGTAAAATCAATATCCAGATTATCTAATGCTGTATTTAGAGTAGTTTTCCCTATCATCTCACCATCTTCACCCGGAAAGATATATCCACTATTTGGGTATAGCTCAAATTGTTCTTTTATTATTTCAATAAGCTGTTTTGATAAAGGAACAATATGCATCCTGTTCTTTTTCATATTACGTTTGCCAGCAAGAATTTCAGCTCGTGATACAGCCGGAATAGTCCACGTTTCATCCTCAAAATTAATAAACTCTTTTCTTCCACGTCTGATTTCAATTGATCTGAGCCAAGAATAAGTTGCCGCTTTAATAGCATTACTAGTGCTTTTTGAACCACCATATGCATTTAGCTTAGGGAATAATTCCTTTTTCTCAGTTTCGGTTAATGGCCTAGCATGCGTAACTTCTGGAAGCTTGATATATCCTCTTAAAGCATAAGTGGGATCAATAGAGATTCGTTTAGTAATAATGGCATAAGTCATAACCTCACCAATAATTTGCCTTACGAAAATTCCACGTGCTTCTCCAGTACCTTTACCTGACTTCCTGATTCTGGCCATAGTACTATCAAGCACATTTTTAATATCAATTGAATCAACTTCATGAATTGGCTTATTGCCGAGAATAGGGAAGATATCTTTTTTGTAATAACTTTTACGGCGTGTAAACCATTCTTCAGATTGCTGGCCTGTTTTCGTTTCGAGAAACTCAGCTGCAACTAAACTAAATGTACCAGTGTTTGCTTGAATGGCTTTTAATAATTCTTCTTGTTGGTAGCTTGAAGGATCTACGCCGTTGGCTAATTGTTTTCTAAATTCTAGAGTTTTTAAACGAGCTTCTGCTAAACTAACTTCTGGATATTGGCCGATTGTCAGCATGTTTGCTTTAGTTAGATAGCGATAACGAAAGCGCCAGAACTTTCCACCAGATGGGCGGACTTCTAGACATAAACCTGAATGATCAGCAACACGAAAGACTTTTTCAGTTGGTTTTAATCGTTTGATTTTTAGATCGTTTAACAT